CGCTTTCGTTCCATTCCACCGGACAACCGCGATTTAATCCGCGACCCCTAAGACGGCCTGTTACCTGAACAAAATTGCCAACGCCAAACGGAGGATCAGTAATCACCGCGTCAACCCTGCCCAGCGTTGGCAAAATATCCATGCAATCCGCCCTGTACAAAATAGCGTCGCCAATAATTACTTTTTCAATCGTCATTGCCTACACCTTTGAGTTCCGACCACCTTAATTTTTGTGAGGCAGCCATTTTTAACTTTGTTGCTTCTGTCGCCTTCTTACCCAAACGTATAGCCGCCGCCTCTGATTTGTATTTTTCTGATCTAGGTGGTTTTCTTTTCCCATTCATTGCCACAGACATTGCCAGCCTATATGCCGCACTGCGTGGCGACTTTTTCTTTCCAATTTGGGCGTCTGATATTTTCTTTTTCGTTTCTTCTGCGCAAGGTTTGCGAATACGGCGGCTTTGCGAATCTGACATTTTTTTTCGAGACTCTTCAGATTGAATCGTGCCAAGCCTACTTCCTGCTATCGGTAAAATGTTGTAGCCCTTCACAGAGGCATCAAGCGCATCAATCCACGATTGCTCACGGGCAATAAGCATTTTCCAATCACCAACAAATTCCAGCACTGAGAAAGAAAAACATTCAGGCCCGTATTTATTCCACGCGGCCTGAAGTTTTGGTGATTTATGTTTCAATAATGACAAGTCAGAATAGTGCTGGTTACGCCTTCTTACTAAACTTATAGATGACCCGACATACTGCTTTCCGTTCACGCTATTTGTAATTGCATAAATACCTGACAGCGTTGCATCGCCAATGATGACGGGGTTCATGCCACCACCCGCCCACCAAACTGCTTGCGCAGATCATGTAACTGAGTCCAGCCTTTATCCCCGCACGCACCAGCGTTGGCCAGCAGTTCTGTTGAGGCAAACACGCCGTCTTGCTCGGGGTTGCCATTTAGCAGGGCCACGCCATCAATCTCATATAAGGCAGTAAATTCATCTGGCCCGTCTTTGCGCTTCCAGGGCACCAGATCAGGATGCAGGACATGCGACTCGCAACCAGTGCGCTGGGCATCCAATGGAATCACATCGTCCCACTTGGCGCAGTGCCAGGTCGAGTCCGACAGCGGTGTGGCATGGGCACAGGTGCGGCAGTTCACGTGCTTGGTGATCTTGGTCTCGTGGCAGAACTCGTGCGCATCGCAGAACTTGCACCGATACCAGCTCGGGTCCGTGCTGATCGGTGGCGGCATGCGGTCGTCCAGCGCCAGCCGGTGGCCACGCTCGATGGCTTTCAGCGCCACATCTTTGTCGTAGGCCAGGCGCTCGGTGTAGATGCGGTCGTCATCCTTGCAGACTGCCAAGTACAAAGCGCGGTCGATCTCGGTACCATGCATGTAGAGCTGCATCTGGACGAAGTGCTCGGGTTTTGACTTCTCGACCCCGTTTTTCTCCAGGTCAGAAAAGCTCTTGGCGCTGTGGGTCTTGAACTCGGCCACATGGCGCTTCTTGGGCGCTTCCGGCACGCCAGACTCAATAATGGCGTCCAGGCTGCCGGACACGTGGCAACCCAAGTCCACACGCGACTGGTGGGCGCTGGTGTTGCGCACATCCATGCCAATGGCGCGCAGGTCCGAGACGATGGTGGCCTCTTCCATCTGGCCCCTGCGGAAAAGACGCAGGATGCGGCCAGGGAACTGGGGCTGGACGGCCCAGCGAAAGGACAGCCACAGCCAACGGTCGCATGGGTGCCCAAGCTGGCTGCAGCCCATGTGCCCCCTGGGCTGATCGGACTTTGCCTCGTGTGCCTTGTCAATCAAGGCCTGAATGGTATGCTCTGATTCGGGAATCTTCACTGGGTTCTCCTTCATGTAGTTGCCATTTGCTCCAGTCCTTTTACAAGGCTGGGGCTTTCTTTCTTTGCTTACTTCTTGACCCAAGGCGGCGAGGCCTTGGTGGGCTTTGCCGGCTCATCTGCAGCAGCCTGGCTGGCAGCCGCAGGCGCTGCAGACTTGAAGGCAGGCGCAGCGCCTCCGTTGATGGCGCGGTAGGCCTTCACCTCGTTCTGCGCTTCGTAGGTCTTGCCGGTCGCAGCGTCCGTGCGTGAGGCCCGGATGGCCAGCTTGATAATTAGACTCCCACCTATGAGCTGGTCGGTGTCGGCCACCTTGGCCAGACCAATGGCGCGCATGATGTCGCCAAGTTGCTGGCGGCCAATCTCCTCGGCCTTGGCGCTGGCGTTTTTGATGTTGAGGTTTGCAAAAACCACTCGGCCCTGGTGCGTTGGCCCCGTGATGTCCAGGCGCATCTTGATGTACTGGCCTGTCCCGTCGGCGGTGGGCTTGAGTTCGGCCTGTGTGATGTTGGCGTTGTAGTTGCCCTCCGGCACCGGCGTGTTGATGCTAGTGCCCTGGGGCAGATCGTTTGCGTCGAAAGTTTGTCCTAGATTGGCCATGAATTACTCCTTGATGGTGATTTTGAAAGATGGGCGGCCAGCCTTGGCCGTGATAGCACCGGCCAGCGGCTTGGTAATTGATTCGTCTGCAGCCTTCCACAGCGTCATGCTGATCTCAGGCTTCCAGCGAAAAAGGCGGCTTAGGTGCTCGGTCAGGCCGTGCTCAGCGGCTAGCTCCTGCAGCTTGTCGCTGTCGACCTTGCGGTCAATGCGGCCCGAGATTTTGACCACAAAGCCTTGCGGCTCGGCGGTCTCGGTGGTCTCGAAAGCCTCGGGCAGCGCCAGCATCTTGACGATCTGGTCCTCGATCTTGCGGCGCTCAGCGACCGAATTCTCCTCGGCGGTCTTGTGGCTCAACCACTCGCCACTCAGTTTTTTGAGGTCGCTCATGCTTTTGCTCCTATCTTGGAAATAATCTCGCCCAAGTCTGGAGCCTCCCAAGCACCCAGCTTTCCGCTGCGGTCCTTGGCCAGCCACAGACCGTCGCTGTCGCACATCAGTGCGCGCTGGGTAACACCCTCGCCATCTTTCTCAACCCGCAAGGCCAAAACCTCGTCGAAAAAATAGGGTAAAGACTGACCCGTCTTGTTACCCGGCATTGATGGCGCATACAAGATGCGGCCTGTCTCGTCGGTGCTCTTCTCCAGCTTCGCTGTCATCAGGATGTGACGTCCTGGCAGGTCTCGGAAGGCCCTGATGATGTCGGCCATCTGCTCCTGCATTGCGCCGTAGGCCGCCCGAGGGTCTTTGTTGACCTTTTTTTCGTGGTTCAAGCAGACCTCGGCTATTTCGCTGATCGAGTCCAGCGCCACCGACTGGTACTGCTTGGCCTCGTCCGAGCCGAGCCATTCATAGGCCTCCCGCAGGTTGTCCATCGAGGTGATCTCGATGAAGGGCAGGTCTGCGTCCTGGATGGACAGCAGGCCGCCTTCGGCGGACAGAACAATGGGCCTGGGCAGGCCTTTGATGAGGCTGGTCTTGCCAGCACCGGCCTGGCCATAAACCAGGACTTTGACACCGTTTGCAGCCAGGCTGCCGGTGGACTTCAAGTTGATTGCCATGATTGGCTCTCCTTCATTTGCGTTTCACCTCTGTCGGGGAATCCGTTTGAGGTGTGCTTGCATCATAAACCGAAAATAGGGTATATTGCAAGCACTCCCGCAAATATATTTTCAGAGGTGCAAATTATGATGACTATTGAGCAGATTAAAAAACGTCTTGAGGATGCTAATCTCAAGCGTGTGGCCGAGAACGCTGGGGTGCATCCGGCCACGGTCTACAGGTTCATGCAGGAGGAGTCCAAGCCCATGTACGAAACGGTCAAGGCGCTGTCGGACTACCTAACACGGCAGGAGGCTAGAATAAATGGCTGATCTGTCAAACGTCCTTGGCGGCCCCTGGTCACCAGCACCAGAGAAACTGGTCGCACCGCCAGAGGCCCAGCTCATCGATGCCATCAAGGCAGCAGGGCTGGAGCCACCAGATCACATCGAGATGGACGGCAAGATTCACCGCTTCAAGTCAGGCACCAAGGGCACACCAGGCATTGATAAGCCTGGTTGGTATCTGATCTTCGGTGACGGCATCCCGGCAGGTCGCTTCGGCTGCTGGCGCATGGGCCTTGAGGTGACATGGCGTGCAGACGTAGGCCGCAAGCTGACCGACTTCGAGGAGATGGCCCACGCAAGGCGCATCAATGAATCCAAGGTTTTGCGCGAAGCCGACCAAAAGCGCCAGCATCAAGTCGCCAGCGAGACAGTCGAGAAAATCTGGCTCAGTGGAGTCGCAGCCCACCCTGATCACCCCTATCTCAAGCGCAAGGGCATCCAGACCCACGGCGTGCGCATCACAGGCGATGGGCGTTTGATGGTCCCACTCTACGACCAGGACGGCACCCTGAGCACCCTGCAATACATCGATGAGGATGGTGGCAAGCTGTACCACCCCGGCGGCAAGTCGGGTGGAAAATTTTGGATGGTCGGCACAATAGATGAACCCGGCACCCTCTACGTGGCTGAGGGATTCGCAACTGCAGCCACCATCTATGAAACCACCAGCCGACCCTGCGTTGTTGCCTACAGCGCCAGCAGCCTGGTGCCAGTAACAGCAAGCCTGCGCGAGATGTACGGCGCAAATCAGGACATCGTGATCGTGGCCGACCATGACAAGCATGGCGTGGGGCAAAAGTATGCCGACCAGGCCAACGCAAAGTACGGCGCGCGCGTGGTGATGCCTCCAATTGAGGGCATGGATGCAAACGATTACGCCCAAGCAGGCCATGACCTTGCTAGCCTGCTCATTCCCAGCCACGACAACTGGCTGATCCCGGCAGACGACTTCTCAGCCCAGCCAAGCCCTATCTCCTGGCTGGTCAAGCGCTGGCTTCAGTCCCAGGCGCTGATTATGGTCCACGGCCCCAGCGGTGGTGGCAAGACCTTTGTGGTGCTTGACTGGTGCCTGCGGATGGCCTCACAAACGCCTGAATGGGCTGGCCAGAAGGTTCGGGCAAGCAACGTGGTGTACTTGGCCGGTGAAGGCCACCACGGCCTGCGTGGGCGCGTGGCAGCCTGGAAGCACCACCACCAGGTCGGGCACTTGTCCATGTGGCTGTCCAAAGACGGCTGCGACCTCAACACCCCGACCGGCTACCTCAAGGTGGTCGAGCAGGTCAGGACGCTGCCGGAAAAACCGTCCGTCATCGTGGTGGACACCCTGCACCGATTCCTGGCCGGTGACGAGAACAGCGCTCAGGATGCCAAGACCATGCTGGACGCCTGCAATGCCCTGATGATGGAGTTCAACTGCTCAGTCATCCTGGTGCACCACACCGGCGTCTCCGATGAGACCCAGCATCGTGCCCGAGGCTCAAGCGCCTGGCGCGGCGCGCTGGACATCGAGATAAGCATCATCCCAGGCAAGGACGACCAGCCCATGCAGATCGTGCAGCGCAAGTCCAAGGATGCCGAGCTAGCGCAGACGGTCTACGTCGAGCTGCAGCAGGTAACTATCCCCGGCTGGTACGACGAGGACAACCAGCCGGTTACCAGCGCAGTGGTGGTCGAGGCCCAGGCACCCATGCCAGCGACCAAAAAAGACAGCAAGATCAACATCCACCGCAAAACACTCGAGAGCGCCTGGTGGGGCACAGGTGCTGAAGTTCGGGAGGGTTTACCCTACATAAGCAGGTCGGCAATCAAAGACAAGCTGGCAGCCGATGGCCGCAAACCTCGGACCATCGAGAACGATCTGAGCGTGGCTTACCCAGACAAATTGATCGGCGCACTCATCCTGGCCGAAATTATCAGCCCCTTCGAGCACGGCTGGGTGGTTGTGGATAACGTCCAGTCGAGTGCCATGATGATGCGAAAAGGTGGTAAATCGTGATGCCCCCTAGCCCCCTGAATCCCCCTAAAGGGTGTTTTGGGGTTAGGGGGCAAAACGCTCGAAAAGCCCCCTCCCCTCCCCTCACACCCTTTAGGGTGAGGGGGCTAGGGGGGCATCGATGCGGAAAAGCCTGACAGCCCCCACTTAGCCTTCTATTCAACCAAAGGATAAAAAATGAACCGCCTGCATTACATTGACCTCCGGCCGACACCACTGGCCAACCAGGCGCGACATTGGATCGCACGCGCCATCGGCGCACTAACCCTTGTTATCGGGTGCCTTGTGCTCATGATGGCCTACTTTGACGTTCTAATCAAATGACAGCTAAGACAACGGCCGAGCGCCAGGCAGCTTACCGAGCCAGGAGAGCAGCAGCGAACTTGACGGAGGTTCGCGGCATCTTCGCCCTGCGCCAAATCCACCCAGCCATTAAGGCGGCTGCAAAAAAGACAATTAATCTTGAAGGCAAACTATGAAAACACTCATCATCATTGCGGCAATCTTTACCGCACAAATTGTTCAGGCTCAAACTACGACTCATTGCGTAAAAAACCTGGACGGCAGCTTCACTTGTACAACTCGCACATCTTCGGG